GTGCTGGAAACGCACCGAGAGATGGCACACACTCGACGGAGGTACGAATGCGCGAATCTGCATCGATTCACGACTCACGAGCGCCTGGTGAGCACGGGTCTCTCGACCCGGCGGAAGCCTGCACAGAACTCGGAGCCGAAGACCCGGAAACGCTCCCCGAAGCGTTCTGGGTCTGGCTTGCCCTGACGGCAATCGTTGTTACGGTGCTGGTGGCCGACTTGGTGCTGAGATAGCGTCGTAGGCCCGCTCGCAGGCGGCGCCGGCAGCGCCGCGGGCGTCGGCTACGGCAGCAAACTCTGCAGCCGCTTGCGCAACCCCTCTGAGCAGGTTGGTGAGCACCACTCCGGGGTCTGGGGCTGCCTGGCTTCCAAAGGAAGGGTCGGCACGGTCGCGGGTTGGATTGGCGCACTGGGCGGCGATGATTTCGGCACGGCGCTGCAGGCCGTCAGCAGCAGTGCGAGCACGAGCAGCGTCAACAGCTGCAGCGCGGATCTTGGCTTGGGCATCGGTCTGCACCTCCGTGTGCTGGGCTTGCCAGCGTGCTTCCAAGGCTCGCGCGGCTTCGCTGGCGGCAAGGGCCTCGGCCATCAGTTTCTCGCGCTCCTGAGCACGTTCTGCGCGTTCTGTGGCCAGTGTAGTGCGCAGCCGTTGCTCGGATCGCTCGGCGACGTTGAGCTCCCACGCAAGCACGCCGCACGTTGCCGCCAAGCCAACGCACATGGCGCCAAGGATGTAGGAGATGGTGCGGTCTATCATTGGCCTAGACACTGCCGGCTCTCAGCCTGCCGGCGTAGAGTCAGGCCGCGCAGTGGCTCACCACGGAATCGATCCCAGCGCAGGATCTCATTGCAAGCGCCCGTGTAGTCGCCCGCGTTCAGCCGGCGCACCAGCGTGGAGCCGCAGAACGCGCCCGGGCCGATGTTGTACGCCAAGGACATGAAGGCATCGTATTCGTACTGATGCAGCGGCACCCGAACGCACTGCTTCAGAGCGCCTTCAAATTTCTGCACATCCTGCAGTTTGCGCACCAGAGCCTGCACAGGCTCGATGCGGTCGCCGGGTTTCACGCCGGCAGTCGTGCCAAAGCCGATGGTCGGCACATCGCCCTTGACTGGGGTATACGCCTCGCCACGGTAGCCCTCATGGACGGCAATGCCGACTAGAGCAGACGCTGAGAGCGTCAGGGCACCGATGACGATGCGGGCTTTCATTGATGGCTACCCGTTTGCAAACAAGAAAAACGGCTTGTCATCAATGTAAATGTCTGCCGGCATGAATTCTGCTTTTGCGCGCCGCGATGTATAAACCACTTCGCATGGCGGATTTGCAATTTCTTCATGCGGAAATCTCATGGTCAAAATTTTGACCATGTGACCATTTTTGCGCGCCGACGCAATAAATGAGTTCCATAGCTCTGGATCGGCAGTGTACGTGCCATCATAGTCCAGCGCAATTAAAAGACTCACTCCGCGGATTCCCCGCGAAAGTGCATCCTGCCCCAGCGATACAGCAGGAAACCGATCTGGAGCACCAGATAGATCAGCGTGACCCACAGCACCAAGTCATTGACGGGCATGCCGGCAATAGTCGCGCCAGCGACGGCGACTGGCGGCGAGGCCTTGGCGGCTTCGGTGGCGAGGTCGGCTTTCTGCTGCATGGTCAAACTCATGTCAATCGCTCGTCGGTTTCTGCAGCGCGAGCCTCGCGCTCCATCGGATGATCGGTATACCCGTGGCGGACGAGGCCCCACAAGTACGTAACATAGTATCGCATTACGCCCATGCGCTCGTACTGCCGCCAGTGCTGCTGTTCATGCCGGGTCAGCCGCTGACTGTACATGGCCTCCGGCAGAATGTAGATGCCCCACGGCGCCAGCGCCACGCCTGCGAAGCCGAAGCGGCGCAGGGTCCAGGCGATGATGTGGCGGGCGGGTTTGGGGGTCATGGAGCGAGGGCGTTGACGGGCTTGGGGGCAAGAGAATTGGACCGCACCGGCTCTGCCCTAGGGGCGATCTCAACGCCGGCAGTAGTAGTCACTGCCCGCCCAAGACGCTCTGGCTGCAGTTGCGTAGCAACAGATCCGCCGCCAGTTGCTCTTTGACGTTGCAATTGAAGCGCTTTTTCAACCGAGCGTGCGGCCAAGGCCGGGTCGGTCATTTCGCGGGCAATTTCCAGCGCCAGCTTGTTGTCCAAACGCAAAGCAAGGCGTTTGGCGGTGTTGTTGAACACCGTCAGCGCAACGTTCAGAAAGTTGGGGAGCGGCAAACCAATTTCTTTACCGGTTTCCGTACCAAGGCCCTTGATGTCAATTCCGGTTGCCGCACCAGCCTTGACCAATCGCTCATATTCTCCGCGCCGCAACAGGTCTTGTTGAACCGCGTTTATGTGGCTCAATTGTTGTGGCGTCAGGCCCTTTGTCAACTGGTCAATGCGCGACTGAACGGCATCCGCTGTAGCGCCGGCCGGCAATGGATCGGGGAGCTTAATGTTGGCTCGCTCAGCAATTTCTTGCACCCGAGCGTGACGCGCGGCGTTGACGCCAACAATGTTGATGCGTTGCAACGTGTTCATGCCGGCAGCGTCAAGCACGCGGATCGGGTCGGCGTACTTCTTCAAAAACGCTGCGTGAGCCTCTGGCGTAAACGTTCCAACCTCGCGCGTGTACAAATCTTCAATTCCGGAGCGCATCACGCGCATGGCGCCCGGGTCTTTGCCAAACATCGTGACAAAGTTCTGGGCTTCAGATACGCCGCGCGGTTGAAAATACTTAACAACCACATCTTCCGGCTTGATTTTTGGCTCGTTCAGCCCGGTGGTTTTAAACAGCTGCGCGTTGACTCCCGTCTTAAATTGCGGAACGTACTGTTCTCGGTACAGATTCAGCGCTTCAGCATACTTTTGCTTTGCAGCATCGCTTAGCGTTGTCGATGTAGAAACCGCATCGTCAATGGCGCCGTGAATTTGGCCTAAGTTGCGAAGCCTAGTCGCTGCCGCAGGATCTGAGGACAACTTTCCGGCAGCAATGTCCGCATTGACGGCCTTGCGAATGTCGTCCAGTTGTTGCAGCGTTGCCGTTGGGGTTTCTGGCGCTCGTTGCGCAGTTAGTCTTTGAGATACCAAGCCACGGCCGACAGGCAATGGCTCAGGTTTGCGCGCCAACTGCGCCAGCTTGCGAACGGTCTCCGGCGCCGTTGATGGGTCAAACTCCGACAACTTTTTGCCAAGGATGTCCTCAGCTTGACGCACCACGCTGGCAAGATCAATCTTTGAGTTGCCCGCTTCTTTGAAAGCGGCTTGATAGGCCGGTTCAATGACGTTAGCCTTCAGCGCTTTGCGCTTAGCTTCTGCCGATTGGAAAAGAGCAGATCCCACATCTTCGACGTTTGCCGGCTGCAGTGCCGTTCCCATACGCTGCTCAAGCTGGCTCAGCACTCTGCCGGCTCTTTCTTGGCCTCTGGCCTGTTGAGCACGTTGAGCCGCCGTCGTTTGGGCCTGCATAAATGCGTATTCGCCGGCAAGCCCCGGCACCTCTGCGGCGCGAGCTTGCAACGTTGCAAAACCCGGCGTGCCTGCGGTGGCGGCAACCTCTCCAGCAGCAGGGATGGCGCCAGGCGTAGCGGCACGCGGGCCGCGCAACGCAGCAAGAATATCGTCGCCCTTGTTTTCAAGCGCCTTCAAGTACGTGTCTAGCTTGATGTTGCCGAGCCTGCTACCGTACTCAGCAGCCTTGGCAAAAGCGGGGGCAACAACGCCTCGGCCTGCGGCCTCTATCGTCGCGCCAGACAGCGTTTCCCGCGCAGTGCGTTCCAGTGCCTGCGGCATGGTCAGCGGCTCGTCGTCGCCGGCAATCAAGCGGTTGATACCGCGTGCCGCGCTGTAGCCCGCACCAGCGCCGCCAAGCATGGCAAGAGGGCCTGCCGGTGTTCCCAAAGCCGCGCCGCCGGCAGTGCCAAGGCCTTCAATGGTAGGCCCGATCATCTGCGCCACACGCTGCCGCGTGGTTGGGCCAGCAGGTGCGGCCGGTGGCGCAACGTAGGGGCCGGCGCCAGGAATTTGGTTCGGTGGCGCTGACGGTGTTGTTTGCTGAGCAGAACCAGCCCGCGCTTCCAGTTCGGCCAAGCGGCGAAGGGCCTGCAGTTCTTCGCGCGGGCTCATTGTTGTCTCCCAAAACGACGACGCAAGGCATCCAGCTCAGCCTGCTCTGCCGGGGTCAAACCACCCTGTGCCGGCACTCGCCCCGGTGCTGCCGGCCTTGCTGGCGGCGGTGTTATTGGGGCATTCAACCCAGCGCCTTGTGCCGGCATCGGCAGCTCGCGGAATTGCGGGAATCTTTCAAAATCCTCGCCATATTGCTTTTCGTAAGCATCTTTAATGCGACCCATGGCGGAGCGAGCTTGTTTCTCAAGTGAATCAATTTGCTCCAGCATTGGTCCGACACCCTTGACCGGATCAATTACGGCAATTTGATCAGCCAAGATTTTCCATTCCTGGTTGGCAATAGAGCCAATCGCTCCAGACATTGCCGCCGTAGCTTTGCCCATAGCGGTAATTTTGCCGCGCAAGTTTTCCAACCGCGTCTGAGCCTGTGCTGCAGCACCGCCAGGGAACGAAGGCAGGTATGCTCCAGAAAAGCCCGTGGCTCGTTCTA